CAAGCCCCAAGTTAGTCCGAGCCGTTGAGTTATCAGCCAACCCGGATAAGTTGCCAGCCTTAGCCAAGTAGTCGGAAGCCGTAGCCGTCGCCATCGTCCCAAGCCCGAGGTTAGTACGGGCATTGGCTGGCGTGTAATTCTTCCAGAGGCTCGTCGACGACTCATAGAACAGCGAATCCTTATCGGCCACTGATGCGATCGCTACGTTATGCAGCTCTTCTAATTCGAAGCCATTGGCTATCCGAACCGATACCGTTCCGAGCGTAGGGTGTGAACGCGTCACCACCCCGACATAGACCAAATGATTCGGCGCTGAAGGCTTAGTCGTCGTCACTCCACCGGCCACCGTAGGGCTGAGGTAGAGTTTATCGCCGTCCGTGAAGGCCGACGTATCGACGCCCGAAAGAACGCCAGCCGAAACGACGTTGCCGTCGGCATTATTAGCGATGGCTGTTTCCGTTACCGCGAATGTTCCCGCGGACGTGGTTTCTGAGTTTGCCTGGGCCTTGGCTACCGCGGCTTTGTTACCGACTGCTCCGGAGATATAGACCACCGTGAAGGCGGCCAGCGTGGAGCCGGTGTTATTGCGGACAGTGGCGACTAAGGTTTCCGCGTGGGCTGAGCCAGCGATGATCGCGGACTGCACGAAGGCCGTCGTTGCGATGCTGGTATCGTTATCGGACGTGGCTGGAGTTGGCGCTCGAGCATTTCCCGTAAAAACTGGGGAGGCAAGGGGAGCGTACCCTGCTAAATCATCTATGACTACTACCGTATTATCATTAATAGAAATGGATGAACCTGTTATGGTTGTTTGTTGAACTGACCATTCATCTCCACTAAAAACGTTAATCGAACCAGCGTCTATTTTAACATAATTATATCCAGATGATGGCCCGACAACTAAAGTATTACTTCCTTCTGAAGTAACTCCCGGAAGATTAAAAGCCGTAGTCTGCACCGTTGCGTCCGGGAATGTCAGCCCTGTCGGAGCAACAATCATATGACCAGACGCGTCGTAGGTGTTCAGGCCATTATACTCGACTGTCGTGCCTTGCGTATGATCCGCAGACAACTCAACGCCGAACAACTCACCGGACATCTCGGTATCATAGGTTCCCGTAGAGTTAGTGATTGAACCCGTCATCGCGCCACCTGTCAGCGGAAGGGCAGCCGTGGTCTGCACCGTGGCGTCTTGGAAGGTAACACCAGCAGCCGTCAAGATTGTCCCGACATTAAGATACTTAACTGAAATCTCAGTCGGTAAGAAATTAGAAACATTATCCGCATTAGCATATCTCGAACAAATACCCCGTTGTAATCAATTCCAGCAAGGTTGTCATTTAAGGATGATAGGAAATAAATATGCGCGTTATCATCCATCGTCCCCCCAGCCAACGGAAGGTAGTCGCCCGCGACGTTGACCCACTCGGTATTGTAATTGGTGCCGTCAATCTTAGCGAGCACCTGCCCAGCGCTGCCACCGACAGGAACGCCTTCTCCAGGGTCACCCTGTGGCCCTTGCGCTCCAGTCGGACCGGCTGGCCCAGGCACACCCACGGAACCGTCTAGCGTACCCGTGATGGTGCCCGTGATAGTACCCGTCACCGTAGACTGGTCGGCGGCAAATGTTCCAGTGATGGTCCCGAAGGTCGAGGCCGTCGAAGTGATCGTCGCGTTAGGCATGGCGGCGGCGCTTAGACGGTGACGCTGTCGATGACGTTGACGCGGAAGATTTCGGTCCGGCTAACCGTTGAGCCAGGGAAGACGAACTTGATGTCCCAGCGGGCTAGGCCCAGCGCCCATGAGGCCGTTGAGCCAGCGTAGACCACCGTAAAGGATAGGCCATCGCCGGCCACCGTGATGGTCATGGCGTACTCGTTGAAGTTGCGGTCCTCTAGGGTCGAGGTGATGGTCGTGGCAAGGAGGTTGGCAGGGCCAGTCGCACCGGGCGTCCAAGTGAAAGTGCAGGCAAAAGTGTTGCCCTGAGAAACGGTTACTTGGTTTGTGCAGCTCATCGGGTCTTATCGTTGCGGGGGTTGGAAGGGGGGAGGGGGGGTGGGTTAGTCGCCGGGGGGCTGGAAGGGAGACTGTGGGTCGGCTATTGTTGTGGAGTTGCTAATACTAAACGCACGGAAATTACCATCGTATGCCATCCATTCATATTGCCGTCTAACAAATTTACTCGGGCCTAGGCTGTTTGCAATATACCCTGTACCAAGTTCATCATCAAAAGCGGGGGTAGTGTCCCAGTCTTCTTCCGTAAACTCGTAAGAAATACTTTCGGAGTGAGTGCCAGTTTCATCATCATAAAAAAGTAAAGCCGTTACCGTTTGTCCTAGCCAGTATTTATGACCATTTGATGCTTCAATAACGGTAGTTATTAAATCATAATAACCTTCTGTTTCTGAAATCACTAATTGAAAGCCAGCGCGAATACCCTCCTTCCAAATATACGGATAACTGGGTTCATTTCCAGGAAACTGATGATAATTAATGGCTTTGGGTATATCTCGCCAAGTATAGCCACCATAAAAAGGGTATTCGTCATCAAAGCCTACAGTTGTTTGATGCTCAGTTCCATCCGTTTGCGTGTAATTTGTTATTACACCGTCTATAGGGACACCTGCTTTATAGGCTTTTGTGTAGTCGTAAGGCTGCGGGCCAATCGGGTAACGATAGTCCAAAGACCCAATTCTGCTTTGACCAATCTGCAAAGGGTTTTGCTCGTTCATCGTTATAACTTAGACGCGGTAGAAGTAATACATTGCGGTGTCTGGCTCAGTGAACTTGTGACGTTCCGACCAGAGTGATCCAGCAACGAACTGATTGACCGTTGTAGACGAGGTAATCTCGGCCAGCGTGATGTAGCCGTAAGTATCGCTATCCGCTGGGGTCGTCGCCGCCGTCTCAATCGTAAGCGTGTCGCCCGGATAGGCTCCATCAGTGTTAGAAATCTGCAAGTAAATCATGCCGCTTGAGGCCGTAATCTCGGACTCCATGTTGTCGGGAACGTAGTCGTTGAGCGTGCCGGGTTGAACCAGCCACTTGCCGGATTCGGAGCCGCGGTAGACCGTGAAGGGTGGCGCGGGCTCGCTGGTGATTTCACCACCATCATATTGAACGGGGATAGCGGAGGCCCCGGTCATGTTAAGCATACCGCCTGTTATAACATCGCCCGAGAAACCCGTACAGGCTACGCACTCGTCCTTGTTTGCAATCTGATCCCATGTACCCGTCTCGTTTTCGTTGTATGGATCATCGGCTTCATCTTCGCCTGGCACGTTGCGCAACTGAACCATGCCCGTTTGAGTTGGCGTAATCAGGTCAATGCTTCCAGTGTGGTACTGTGTAATTTCAAAACGATAGTCGTAGGCCGTGACGCCAGCCGTATTAAAAGTAAGCTGAGGAAGATTAATGCCGGCCAGCATATTACAAAACGTAACGTAATATGACCCTGCACTTGTTTTGCTGACTTCAACATTACCCGCAATTGGAACGACTGTTGGAACGTCATCAATCGTAACGGTGATATCAGGAATAGAATTAAGGCACGCGGCCATGGTCAGCTCGTCGGAGTAAACAGGGACGGCGGGATCCCAGAAGGTCGTGACCGGGAAGGGGACAACCGAAGTGTAAATGCCGCAACTGATAAGCGCCGTACCGCCAGACGCTTCGCCGATGAGACTGATGTGCTGAACTTGGTTTTGAATGAGCGGGATGGCAACGCGCTCGATGGCGCCGACCATTGTGAAAGTGTTAGCCTCAGCGGTAATGGCGGCGATAGCCTTGTAACTATAACCTAACTTGCGTGGGTTTAACCAGGAGGTGTGACCGTGGCCCCAGTCTGCGTCCAAGCCTGTCGACGCGGCATCGTAGCCGGTCATCTTCTGCACGTTCATGGTCTGGACGTAGGTTGATGGACTTGGGTCGACGGCAATCTTGTTTTGATCCGTGCTATTAGAGTCGGCAATCAGGGCCAGCGTAGGGAGTCCAGTGTTGACTACGGAGCTCTCGCTAAACGGCGAAACGCCCACGGCCACGTCCCATTTAAAAGCGTACAAGGTCAAAGGACTATTACTGTCATATAACTTATAGCCGCCGCCGTCTTCCATCCACCAAGTCAAAGAATAGGTAGGGTCGCCGTCTGGATAAATCGGGTACAGGTCGCCGTTTGTTCGCATACCACTTGGGCAGATTTGCACCTTGTTAGCGTAAGCCTGCATGATGCGGGACTCGTTACCGTAGTAAATCTCCGGCATCAGGCTCGACGTGTAATTGATGGCCCCGACCGCAATCTGAAGGAAGCGCTCTCCGTTGATACTAACAATCTGACATTCAAAGGGAGAGGGCCGGGCGCCCTGGCCTTGTCCGTAGACCAGCTGCTCGGGCAAGGAAGAAAAGTTTAAGGCTAACTGCGGAGCAAAAACCAGCGCGTCGCCGATGGGTGGTATCCATGGCGTGTCGATGTTTAGGGACGTTCCCTGACCCGAGGAAGCAAAACTATAACCGTTACCGGGCTGGATGGTCATGGCTTAGATGTTAGTGTAGACCGAAGGGTGCCAACCAACAGCGGAGTATCTAATCTCGTACATGATTTTATAGAGTGATCCAAACTCTTCAACGTTGACCTGCGAGAGAAGGTTTACTTTGCCGCCGCCAGTGCCAGTGCCAACAGGAGCCCACGCTGGAAGTAATTCAAAGATACCCCAAGAGTTTGTGCTCGTCGCGCTGTTAAGAAGTGCAAGTAGCGCCTGCACATCCGCAAGCACCGTGGAATACATAACTCCAGAATAGCTTGTGGTCCTAGTCAGGTAGTTGGTCTTTCCGTAGAAGTTAGGGTAAGCCGGGTCAACAAAGCCAATAAAACGGCCACCCTCTGAACTTTCAAAACACGCACCGTTGCTGCCGACATAGGACCGCTTCTTAGAAATGATGACCGTGTTAAGGTTTATAATTTGGGTGATGTAGTCGGCTGGGTTCTTAATTTCGACCAGTGGACCAAGGTCTGATTGAGAGTAACTTGTGCCGGCAATCGGGCCGGTGGTAAATAAGCCATCAGCATTAAAGAAATTAGGATGGGTCGTAATGTTCTCGGTTGTCAGGCCGTTAGCCGAGGAGGTGTTCGGGTTGGTCCGCACGCCGCTATTGAACGCCGTGTCAATGCCAACGTAGTCGACGGTCAGGGTGGCGATGTTGAGCGTTTCCCAGCTTACTTTCCACTTGTCGAGCTTCAGGTAAGCATACGCGGCATCGGGGTGGGCGTTGCCCTTAACCACAAAGGCGTCGATGTCGAAAGTGGTGTCGACCTTAAAGACGGTCGTTGAGGTGTTCAGGCCGAAGCCGTCAGCCGTTACCGTCCAGCCAGGTTGCAGCAGGGCGGTGGTTAAAGTGTTTCCGTTAATTACAATAGCCATGAGTTAGTCGTGATCAGGTGTTAAATTATTTGCCGGAGAGCAAGGCGGCGCGGGAAGGACTGGAGCTCGTAGCCTTAGTGTAATCGACCGGGACACCTCCAGCGCTCTTGTTGGCGATGGCCTCAAGGAGTGCGGTCTGTTTGCGGGTCTCTTCAAGCTGCATAGTCATTGCTTCCATGACCGGGTTAGCGCCGACACCGACGACGTTGGAGAAACCTTCGGGGCCTTTAAAGGTTGTGCCCTTGGCTTTAGCGGCATCGTCAGATGTCTTTTGGGCAATAGCGTCACCCGTTGCCTTAGCCTGAGCTTGAACGTCTGGGTCATTAAGGTCGCGTCCCTGAGATCGGCGCTCGAGCACGTCCTGCATACCTGTGTCTTTTGAAGCTGAATTGATGCCTAAAAACATACCAGTAGCGTTTATTCCTCGGCCTAAAGTATCCATGAATCCTTTGCCTTCAGAAACATATTGAGCGAGACCTTTATCTGCTTCGCCACCAAACCCCATGAATCCTGAATCTGCGTCTATTTGTTCTTGCGCATATGCTTCAGCTCCAAGTTTAGCGTTCTTGCGATCCAAAGCATCTTGCTTGTTCCTTTCGACTTCACGCCCGGATGAAATGGTCCCAGGACGCAAATATTTCGATTCTCCTTTTACGACAAAGGACATGGCGTCCTTCATATCTTGTTTGCTTTTCTCGATAGCCGTAGAGATAGCGCCGATTACCGAATTAAGGATTACAAGTGGGGCTACAAAAGATAAAGCGATATCTTTAAAAGCCGTGCTAAACTTCTTACCGATGTCTTGAACCTGTTTATCAAATGATACAACAGCGCTCTTCGCTTTGTCCATCGCCTGCGGGACGTCGGAGGTGGTCTTAACATTTACTGTCAGGTCTTGGGACATTGCTTAGGGGGTTTCCTTTGCAGGATTGGAAGCGGCGGCCGCGGCATCCTTGGCTTCCTCTTCGGCCATGAAGGTTTCCTCTTCGGGCGACATGATCGCCACGTCAGCACCCTTGGAGATAGCCAGGGCGGAGTTAAGCCAGATGGCCTGACACTCCGGCATCTCCCATGCGCGCTTCTCTTCGATGCCGTTGGTAATAAGGTTAGCCACAATGGACAGCGGCCAAGGTACGCCTTTGCTTCCTCCGCTGGTCTTCTTGGCCGTTTGCTCCCAAAACTTCGGCCAGTCTTGCACTAGGATATAGCCCGAGAAGGCTTCCAGCAGGGCCTCGAACTTGGTAGGGTTTCGAGACAGGTGCATCATCCTCAGCTGATCGCGCCAGCCAAGACTTCCTAGGGGTTCCTCGGCGCACACTTGGCAAGCGAAGATAAGGTCGGCAGGGGTGATGCCGCGGGAGCCGGTCACCAGCGGCGAGTCGAAGGCCATCAAGCGCACCCGGTACTTTAGGCACCATGGGTAAAGGGTTCGACCCAGAAACCTTGGAAGAGGTGCTGGGTCTATGAAGGCAGCGAGGAACCGTTTGTCCATGCCGCTTAGTTTAGCCCGCTTTCGGGCAAGTCAATTAACTAGGCGAAATGCCTTCGTAATCAATAGCCGTAATTGAGACGCTGGTGAAACCCTTGTTCTGGCCCTTGTCGTCAATCTTGGTAATTGTGCCAGTGAACGAAACCGAAGCCGAGCCCGATGGATAAGCCGAAGCAGTGTTTAAAGTAAAACTGAGGGCGGCGCCAAGGGTTGGGACTACTGACGTCTTGGCTATACCCTCCACAGTCAGCTCACTTTTGCGATCGTCGAGCCGGTGGGTCTTGGTCAAGCCAGTCTCGTCGACCACCATGGCCTCAGCGTTGAACGAGGACGAGAGCGAGTAGGACTGGACGAAGAGGTTGCCAAACGTACCATTGGCGATGCCGTAGATACAGGAAGTTCCGTTAGAGATGGCGGCCATTTGTAATTGCAGGCTTTGGTAACCTTACGCAGGGAAGACGGCCAGTAGGTCAAAAGAGAACGAGGTCGCCCAGGAGCGTTCGTCGACCCCTTCGTCTTCGGACTGCATGGTGACATCATAGCAGGTCGCGTCGCCTGTAGCCGTGAAGGCCGCCTTGATGGAGGTCAGGTCACGCATATTGCCGGAGAGCGCAGCGCAACGGAGGCGGTGATCGGCGAGGGTCGTGTCGTCGGCGTTCGAGAACAGGGTGATGCGGACCGAGCAGGAGAAGTTGCCTTCGCCTTCGGGGAGGTCGGACGGTGCCCGGGCAGACTCGCAAAGGACCACGGCCTTGGGTAGTGTCTGGGTGGCGGCACTGTCCCCGGTCAGGAACGTGACGGTGGTCAGGCCGGTCTGGGTCGAGAGGTAGGTCGCGACGGTGGACTCAACGATGTGACGGATGGAGGCGGTGCCAGGCATAGGGGTTAGCGGTTGGAGATTTCGATGGCTTTATCAAAGTGCTTTTTAAATCGCAGGCGCATCTGTTTGATGCGGTTGCCGTAGACCAAAGGCAACACGCGAGCGTCGACGGCGATGTTGTTTATGTTCCCTTCGGTATTGGTCACACTCAGCTCGCAAATCTTCTCAGTAGATACAAGGCTATTGGTGCCGCGGATTTGGCTGTGCCGGTTAATCCAGGCAACCTTGAGGAGTTCGACGCCGAAGTCTTTGGGGATGCCGTTGATGACAGGCTTGGGGAGTGATCGGAGGGCGGAGGCCCAGCCCGACTTGATAAGGCCAACCATGGCCTGACGTTCCTTGATGTAAGCGCTTAACTCACCCTTGGTTTCGACGAGCATCTTGATGGCGATTGGGCGAGTGCTCTTGCCGATGCGTCCGCCGAAATTGCCCTTGATGCGGTTATGCGGGGGACGCAGGTCAGTGACGAAGCCCTGGCCGTATTCGGTCTGCACGGGGTTGGTAGTGTTAAAGTAGTTCTTAGCCTTGGCAAACGCCCGGGTGTAGTCCTGGTCGTTGGCAATCTTGCGCATGATGGGCGATAGGCCCTTCAATGCTTGGAGCGTTCCTTTCCCAATGATTTTATTGAACAGCCCGATGTCGTTAGCCTTGGTGGCGTAGGCCAATTGATTGCCTAGGAGCGCCGCCGCCGAGTTCGAGTTACGGTCGTTGGCGGCCACGAAGAGCTTCTTGATGTCTCCGGCCACGGCTTCGTCACCAGCAGTCTGGGCGGCCTTAGAGAGTCCACGGCCTCCGCCCTTGGGCATTGGAGGGGTAAATGTCGCCGCATCTTGGCAGGCCAGCGCAGCTTGTTCAAGGCAGGCGTCTCGCATGGTCTGCCCGGTAAGCGCTGCGAACCTGCGACAAGCCGCAATGAACTCAGCCTGAGACTTCGGACTGATGCTAACCGTGACCACGGCGGGTTACTGGTTATCGTCGATGACGACGAGCGTGATCCATGCCGACGCAGGCTTGTAAGTCTGGGTCGTGATGCGGACGGTCTTGCCGCCGGCGACAATCTTCTTCCCTTGGCCTAGGCTGGCGATGGGGACACCCGATGACAGTAGGGCTGCCGAAGACCCGTTAGACCCGTCTGGCAGGGTCCAGGAGGCCGTTACAGCTGGCATCCTGACCGAGTACTGGGTCCGCTCGCAATACCCCCCTGCTTCGAGGACGGTCATGACGGCGGGGTCGGAGATGAGGCATTGGAAGGTAATGGCCCCAGAGTTGGCCGACCCGGATACGCCGAAGTCCGCAATCATCTCTTTAGCGTCAGCAAGAAAGTCAGCGTAGAGGCTCATCCTATCATTGCTGGCTTTGGCAACGGGGCACAAAAAAGGGGCCCATTTCTGAGCCCCTTAAGTTCGTTGCCGTTAGGCCGCTATTAGGCGGTCTTGAGGCGGACGAGGGAGGTCGAGCGACCGACAGCAGCGCCGAAGAGCAGCGTGGCGGTGACGTTGAGGAAACCAGACTGTTCCATGCCGACGAGCACCTGGACACCGAGACCCGTGCCGGCGTCCGTGGCGTTCGAGACTTCGAAGCCGGGGATGCCTTCGGAGTCAGGCAGCGCGGAGGCGAAGGCGATAGCGTCAGGACCAGCAACCCAACCGGCGAGATTTTCGGAGTTGGTAGCGAGGTTTGCGAACTGGTAGATACGGGCACCGGCGATGATGCCGAGGTCGCCGTCGCGGATGATGGAGGCACCGAGGACGTTGTTGCCAACGATCGTGGTATCCTGACGGAGGTCAGAGACGTAAGTGCTGTTCAGCACGGCGTAGCGAGGGCTCGGGGCCTTGGCGTCGTCGAGGGTCTTCTGGACTCCGACGAGTTCGAGGTACGAGAGGGCGGCACCAGAGACAGTCGACACGCTGTAGTTAGCGTTGGTGACCTGCGTGTTGATCGTGTCCATGACCTTCTGGGCGAGACCGATAGAGGCGGTCTGGACGAAGTTGTTCACGAAGAAGTCAGCGCCGTAGTCCTTCAGGTTCGAAGGGGTGAAGCGGCTGGAAATCTTGTAGTGCGAGAGGGTGACGGTCGCGGCAGTGACAGTCGCGTCGTCCGAGGTGAGGTAGCCGCCAGAGCCGAAAGCAGAAGCGGTCGAGGTGCCGATGAGGGGAACCTGGATAGCCATGCCGGTGGAGCCGGGACGAGCCGAGAAGACGGACGAGATGCCCGAGAGGACGGGCAGCTTGTTGACGAGAGCGGAGAGGACGCCGGCCGACAATACTGACGGGGCGGCGGTGATGGAATTAGCCATGATGTGTGATGAGTAGGATTAGGGGAAATTAGATAGAGGCCTTGATGATCGCGGAGCGATGGGCCTCAAAGTAGGCGTTGCGTTCCTTGGACCCGACAGGCAGGGCCATGAAAGCGACGTAGTGGTTGACGGCCTCGGCAGGAGCACCGTCGCCCTGTGGAAGGGCAACCGGGGTGACGCCGACAGACGCGGCAATCTTGGCGGCCTCTTTGGAGGCGCTGACCTTGGTGGCTTCAGATTCGAGAGCGGCAACCTTGAGGGCGGCGGCTTCGGCTTCAACGCACTTGACGACTTCGGTGAGGGAAGCAATCGAGGCGTCCTTGACGGAGGCTTCGACCTTCAGGCTTTCGAGTTCCGCGGCGGCGCCGACGGTGAGTTTTTCGACAGTAGCACGGAGGTCGTCGCGTTCGGCGGTGAGGCCCGAGAGGGCAGCCGAGGCTTCGAGCAATTGTTCTTCGATGGTCATCTTGAGTTTGCGGAGGTTGGAAACTTAGAAGGACCGCAGGGCTTCGCTGAAGGAGTCAGCCAGCCCGGTGACCAGTCCCTGGGCGGCGGCCTGCTTGCCGGAGAAAGTCTGGCCTTCCATTGCGTCGGCCTTGACCATCTTGCGCTTCATTAGCACGGCGGCTTTAAACTCGGAGTGGATCTCGTCGACGCTGGCCTGTAGGTTCGCCATCTGGCCTTCGTCAAGGGAGGTGCCTTCGATGCCAGCACCCTTGAACTTGCCCGACTTGATGACGACCATCTTGATACCAGCCATTGCGGCGGCTTCGGAATAGTCAGGGACAGCGAGGTACACACCTACGCTCCCGACGGTCGCCGACTTCGAGGAGATGACCCGATCACTTGCGGCTGCAATCCAGTAGGCGGCGGAGGCCATCTCGGTATCAGTGTAAGCCATCGTGGGCTTCTCAAGGTTGCGGACCTTGTTAGCAAGTTCCTCGATGCCGGTGACCGTGCCACCAGGGGAAGAGACTTGCAGGGCGATACGCGTCACATCGGGGTTCATGGCGAACGCATCGACGGCGGCAGAGAGTTCGTCCACGTCAGCGGCGCCCATCATCTTCTCGATAGGGGTCAGGCCTTTGCCGATCACGCCGACGACCGGGATGACGCCGATGCCGTCCGCAGTGATGTAAGGCTTTGGGGAAACGCCGAAGAGCTGCGCAAGCATATCCGTGAAGCCGAACTTCTCAGCCAGGACAGCGTGGTCCTTGGCCTTAGCCGGGTCGATGAGGAGGGGCTCGCGGCCCGACAGGCCATTAGTGAGGAAGCGCATAAAGTTAGGAGTTGGGTTCGTCGAGCTGCTTAGGCTCTTCGATGTCGCTGGGCTCGTCTTCGCCCATGTCGGCTTCGGTCTCGGTTTCGGAGTCGACGCCTTCGACCGTACCGATTGGGGTATTGGTCGGGCGGAAGAGCAGCTCGAAGGGGATGCCGTACTCCTTGGCAAGGTTCTGGATATGCACCATGTCGGCGGCACGCTTTGCCATCTCGGTACGGAAGTCTAGGCCGCGCTGAGCGTAGAGCTCAGACATGGACAGCAGGCCCATCTCTACGTCGGCACGATCATTGGCGGCTTCGCGGCCAGCGTCGACAGTGACAGACTTCGGGGTCGTCCAAGAGACGCGGTTCCATTCTGGGTCGTCAGGAATCTCGCCGGCGGCGATGCCCTGCCCGATGATGTAGCCCCACGTCGGGACGCAAAAGGTCTCGATGATGATGCCCTGGTACTTGCTAAAGACGCGGCCAGCCTTGGCGGTTACTAGGCGCACGGTGGCGCCGCCTAACTTGGAGGAGTCGCCGACGAACTCGTAAGGCAGGACGCCTTGGGCGATGTCGCGCTCGAGAGCTGCGAGGAAGCCGACGAAGGTGCTGTTGGGCCGGTTGCTCTGGAAGGACGACATCGACTCGCCCTGGTCGAGCACCAGAAGTTTGCCGCCCATCGTGTTGGCGATGGAGGTGTACGAAGGCGTATTAAGTGCGCCGAGCTCGTTGGCCGTGTCCTGATCGAGGACGCCGCCCTGCTTCTGGATGGTGCGAACGACTTCACCGTTGTCCTTCACGGCCTGCTTCTCGAGGGCGAGGATTTCCATCTCGTCTTGGATGGAGTTGATGCTGGTCTGCAGAAGCGGGATGCCTCGGCAGCCGCTGGCGTACTCATGGTCTACGACGTGCATCATTGACTGTGCGAGAATCTGGCGGTTGGCGCCGTCCGACTTGTAGACGTTGACAGCGGTGTATTCACCGTAGGGGCCGTAGATGATGCCGTCGTGGATGCCCGGGATGACCGTGACTTCGTCGAGCGGGTCGCCGACGCGGTGGGCTTCCATGAGCTGAAGTTTGGCTTCGCCCTGAGCGTTGCGGACCTTGGCGGCGAACGAGTCACCGTCACGGATCATGCCGCGTAGCAGGATAGCCTGGGCTTGGTAGAACGAGAAGCGGTTCGTGATGTCGATGCGCTTGGCACGTTCAGCGAAGTAGGCTTCGTAGACTTCCTGCATCTCAGGGGTCGACGCGTGGGACTGGGCCTTGATGCCATCGCCCACGGAGTAGAGCACCATGTCGTTTAGAATCTGTTTGAACAGGCCGCTGTTCCGTTCTGCCCATCGGCACTTGCGGATCATCGCCATACGGTTCCACGGCGTCAGGTCTTGGCGTAGGTCGCCCGGTGCCTGTCCGAAGATGGCGCGGCGAGCGTTCGAGAACATCGTGCTTTGCCAGCCGGAGTAACTGCCACCGAAGCCGCTGCCCTGGTTGTCCATCGTGGCGGCCTGTGGCTTGAGCGCAGGCGCAACCGCCGCGGCCTTGAGGACGGGCTTACGGAGGCTGACAGTGGGGGTTGTCTTCTTGCGGGAGGCCATAGATTAGTCGCGACGCGTAGACCAGGAGGTCGAGATGACGGTCGTGCGCCTGCCGTAGGTCTCAGGATCGAGGCGGCTCAGGGCGAACATCGCTTCTCCGAGCATCTCCTTGGGGGGCATAGCGAACTGCTTGGACGCGGACGAGCCGGAGTCGGAGTAGGACATAAGCGTCTTACCCTCGGTAATCATGGCTACAGCCTTGGCTTTGATGTCGAGGAGTTCGCACTCCGTAAGTCCGATGAAGAGTCCAGAGGCCATTTGTTATTGCCGAGAATGGAAGCCGAGAGGGGGGACACGACGACCAACCCACGCCACGAGCTTCTTCCGTCCCGCAACAATTGGCGCCGTGTCCCTTGCAGATAGGTTGCCCGGTGTCATGTGGAAGGCAAGTCGGTTTCGGTAGTTTCCCTGCCGGCAATTCCCCAACGGACGGCGGCCAGTAGGGCTAGGATTTCACAGTCGAGCGCGTGGTTATCCTTCTTGCCCTGGGGAAGTATCCAATGGGCCTTGCCTGTCCGGCGGTCTTTGACGCGGACCTCACTGTTTAATTGGTCGACGTACTCGGGTGAGGCATCGAGGGCAAACGTCCAGACCTTGCGGGCTCGGAGGCCGTGCAGGAGGTCTTTGCCGGCGAGGTTGGAGTGAGAGACAAGGATGGCCCGCTGCGGGATGCCAGGGACGACGATCGCCTGCTTCTCGGAGTAGTAGCGCCGGCTGGTCTTCCCATCCCGATCAGTCACGGCGAAGTCTTCGGAGCCCGACCCCTTGGCCGTCTTCCAGTTCCGCTTGGCGCACTCGCGGTAGACTTCCGTGGTATTGTCGCCTGAGTCCACGAAGACCATAGCAGGGTGAACGGCGTGCTGTTTGGCAAAGGCTTCAACGTTGTCCCATGACTCAATTCTGGCGAAGGCCATCAGGCGGCTGTGCCCGGTCTTACTCCACCTGCGAATCGTTGCCCAAAAATGTCCGCGTTGTACGTCACAACCCATCGTGCGGAATGGGATACTCCCTTGCGGTGCGTCCGTCTGCTCGATGACCCGGCCCTTTGGCGAGATCATGGCCTCGGCGTCCCATGCGTCGCCAATCTTGTAGTTGGCGGCCTCGACCGTGCTGACCATTTCGCCACCCTCTTCTGACCAGGGCATCGCCAGCCGCTTCTGTTTAAACTGCATCCGGGCGTTGTCGTCGCCGTATTGGTCGACGGACTCCTTGGCCTTGAGCATCAGCACACCGAGCTCGCCCCAGCTCATCGTCGCAAGGGCGTTCCAGTGCAGGCCGATGTGGCCCGAGTTGACCGACGCGGCGGTGGCGATAAACGTGCCGCGGGAGTTGGCTTCAATGCGCGTGGCGTTCGTGTCGGGCAGGAGCGTGCGGCAGGACGCGCACTCGTAAGTCGTGCCGGCGTTGACCTGGTGTAAGTCCCATGAGCCGCTGACCTTGGCGTTTTCGGGGAACCTGATTTGCTCCCAGACCCACGGCTGAAGGTGGTCGCACTTCGGGCAACGGAAGTTCCAGTCACGTTGGTCGGTCGTTTCGTGAAGCTGATGAAACTCCTGACCAGCCTTGCCGCCTTGCGACATGAAGATGCGCTTGCCCATCCAGCCGAACGCCGTGACGCGCGCGCTCAGTTCGGCCAAGTGACCGGGCGGGCTCATCCAACACTCGTCGGCAATGGTGTAACGCAGGGACAAGCGCTGAAGGTTCGCCTCGTTCCAGATGCCGCGGCAGTAGAGCGTCATTCGGTCGAAGTCGGTCGTCGTCGAGCGGTCCATGTCGTCGAGCGAGATGCGCTCCTTCACTGGCGGACAGTTGGCCCACACGGGGCGAAGGTAACGCAGGGCGAAGTCCTTGGCCTCTGGGTCCGTAGCCTGGAGCACCATCGTCGGGCCCGGAGCGTTGGCGATGATGTGGCAAGTGAACAGACGAGCGAAGAGAGACTTGCCCGATTGGATGCTGGCAAGGATGGTCAGCAGTCGCGTCTCGGGGTCGGCGGCAATCCGCAGCGCTTCGGCAATCCACGGAGTCCGCTCTGATCGGAACGGACCGGGCATCGGCGAGTCAGGGATGGCGTGAACATTATCCTCCAGCCAGTCGACGATGTCGCCGGAGTCCGATGGCTTAAGCACGTCCCGCCCGATGCGGAGCAGGTCAACCTTGTTCATCGGCGCTAGAGAGTTCGGCCTTCACGCGGCGCACCCAAGCCTCTAAAACTTTTACGGCCTTCGCAGGGTTCTCGGGGTTACATCCTTCTGCCACGTCGAGGGCGAGTTTATCGAGACGGTTGACCACGCCCGACGCTAGTTCCCGCATGGCTTCGCCGGCTTCCTTCGATGAGATGTAATCTTTAGCCAGGATGAGGCGGCGCTCTTGCTCCTCCTCCAGCGCGACGAGCGTCTTCAGGGACTGGTTATAACTCGTCTGATATTTGGGGCCGTTTGGATCGCCTTGTTCCATGGCCGCCTGCCAGACGCCGCGAGCCCGACCGACCAGCGCACGGTGCTGTTGGATGGTGTCGGCCAGCGTCCCATCGTCGAGCTGCGCCGGTGCGGGTTGCGGTGCTCGAGCGCGCTGCACGTTGGCCCGGGCTTCCCGCCACGCTTTAGCCGCGTCGATGCTGTCGGTCGGCATACCGTCTTTGCGTAGCACCGAGATGCGTTGCGCGGTAACGCCAAGCGCAAGGCCGAGTTCAGCGTTGGTCAGAGCCATGGGGGGATTTGCGAAATAAGGGCTTTTTGCTCATCGGCCCCACGGAAAACCTCCGTGGTGTCGGGCCA